GACCTGCGCCAGGAGCAACAGAACCACCAGTATGCCACATTACCATCTCGCGATCTTTCCGAACGACTTTTTTGATGTTTGACTCGCCGTCACGCATACCAAAGTCAAGGAAGGTCATACGATATGATTCTAATGGCTTACCGCTAATTGGGTGAAGTTTACGGTTATATACAGTGTTGTCATACAATGGGAAATGTTTCAATGTAAGTTCAACACCGTTAAGCATTTTGTAAGTTGTAAACTGTCCCCCAAGAGTAAGTTCTTGGCCTGAACCAGTTACAAATTTAGAATCAATCAGATTATAAGCTGATGCTTTCTCTTTCAAAATACGGTCAAATTCTTTCATACCCATCTCACCTGTAAGAGCTACAAACTTACGTTCGCCACGTCCAAGGATGTTATAAGAAAGGTTGAATAGGAATTCTTCCAGCAAATCAGCAGTCAGTTTAGTATAGGTATCTTTGTTTGCGGGAGAAATTTGCTCCAACAGACCAGCTCCAATGTAAACAGGACGACCGTTTGTACCACGAAGATCGGTAGTACCGTCTTGGTTAGCATTGTATTTTGAATATACTGAGAAACGGTCAATTGTTTGATACCACTGACGCAAAGCACGCCACTCTTGGTAATCTGACCATAAATAAGTTGTTTTGCCTGATTTGGGATCTTTAAAGGCAATTACCATTACAGAAGAGAACGCGTCACCGGTGATATCATAAGACAATCTCATAGTGGTCAAGTGATTTCTCAACTTGAACGGAGTATTGTAGTTCACGATATCAGCTTCTTCGCTGTATTCTTCGTAAGCAGATCCTTCACGGCTAATATGGGAACCAGCTTCAAGTAATGAAGGTGGTATAAACGACTCAGCTTTACCATCGGAAACAACCAATGTGTATACAAAATCTGAACCATCTTGATAAGGTTCTCCCATAACGCGAGCTTGGAATTCTCTGTCGTCAAATGCTATTACTGCGCCTGGACCGTACCACTTTTCACTTACCCATACTTGGATAGGAGTTTGGTTAAGACCTGGAGTAGAAGTACTTGTGATAGATGCTCCCATCCACTTAGCGTCTTTGATTTGTACTGCTTTATCGCTATCGATCATAATAGGCCATTCATATTGCCTGTCAGCAATTTCAATAGTCCTACCTAAACCTGATGTAAGGAAGTCAATTGTACTATTTTCGTAACTACCGAAAATATAAGACAACACAGTAGTAACTTCGTGAGGTTTAGTAACGAGAGCGTTAGATAGCATATTTTCGTCTACCAACCCTGAAAACCACTTAGTCCTGTACAGTTGCAACCCGTTAAGAACACTGTTAATCATTTATATTGGGTTTTAATTTATAATTAATTTAATTTTCTCAATTGGCTGCTAAGTAAATTCCATGCTGAACCGCTGTCCTTTTGGTCTTTGCTTCTGTCTTTACCTCTATTAGCTAGTTTCTTTTTCAAATTAATAGCAGCTTCTGAATTTGCTTTTCTTTCAATCTTCTGAATAAATGCGTCGCCCTTCATAGTGAAGTAGGCTGACTCAATAAGATTATTTACACTAGACATGTAATCTTTTTGATACCTAGTGCGACCATCAGCAGTTGGTTTGAAAATGTAATCCAGCAACTGCTTTTTTTCCTTTACGGAGATGGGAATTCCCCTGACACTTTCAAGAGACTTCACGGATTGTTCTACGCTTGTTATATACTTTTGTTGCTGTTCCGCTATAGCCTTCTTCTCTTTTTCCTTTTCCTCCAATAGCTTTTCTGCCTTTTCCTCTCTTATCTCAGCAAGTAATTCTTTTGCATCTTCTGCCTCATCTTCCAGTACTCCGGCATCTTCGTACCTTTCAATGCTCTTTTTTATACGTGCTTCAGAATACCCTTTCTCTTTTAGAAGTTCCCTAATAACTGCTTTCTGATTACCTTCTACAGATAAATCTATATTATTAAGGTCTATTTCTCCATAAGCAGTTTTAAGATAATCGCTTAAATTACCTCCATTTGCTACAAACTTGTTCATCTTCTCGATGTCCTCGCTAGCAAATTCAGGCTTAGAACTACTTTCTACTAATTCTTCTAGATACTCTACTACCTCTTTTATACTGTTAAATTTCTGGTCTTCATCAAATTCTATACCTAGAACTTTAGCTAGTTCCTCTTGCACGTATTGAGCTATTTCCGGTTCTGCTTCTGATAGCCCTTCTCCTTCTCCATCTTTAGTTTTACTATCCTTATCAGTTCCTTTATGTCCAGTATCGTCATCATTACTGCCGTCATCGTTACTATCGTCAACAATATCATTACTATCATCAATATCGTCATTTTCTTGAGTGTCGTCTATATCTTGGTTCTCTAACTCAGAAGGGTCTACTGTTTGTACATGATCCCCTTCAGGATCTTCTGTGCCTAATTGAGTAGAAGATACTACTGACCTATTAGATAATGCTCCAGATATAGCATCAAATCCTCCAAAGAAATTTGTATTACTCATAATTATTAATTTTTAGTTGTTTTAGGTTTTGAAGCCTGTACTTGTACTTGTTTCATTTTAATAGCTTCATTTGCTTTATTTGTCCTAACTTGCTCGTCTAACTGCTCTTGTTTGACATTATTATCTGCAACGTTTTTATCTATATCTGCAGAAATTTTATCGGCTTGTATAAGGAGTTTTTCCTCTTCCAGGCCGGCTTGTATCATAGCCACACGTATCTCAGTATCAGATTTACGGATAGAATCTTCTTCTTTTATTCTAAGTTCCTCTGCCTTTAACTCCATCTGCATTTGAGCTGTTTGAACAGATGCTTCATTCTGCTGTTGCATCATCTCGTTTTCACGTTTTTGCCTATTCTTGTCAATCTCTTTAAGTTTCTTACGTATCTCAGTCAAATTATTAGATACTATTATTTCAGTAACATCTGACAATGAAGCCCCATTTTGCATAGCAGGCTGCAATAAATTACGTACTGCTTCTAAATTTCTAGCTTCTTTAGTACTATCAGATGCGAATATACCAAAATCAGAATACAAGAAATCGTCTGTAATATCCATAAATATTCTGGTCATATCATCTGTTATATAATGCAATTTCTGCTTACCAGATTCTGCCCATGCTTGTTTAGCTGCTTCTAGAAGAGCTTCTAAGACGCGTTTTTTAATACGGTTATGTATCCAGAAATGTACCTCAGTGATATGAGAAGATTGTATAACAGCTCTTTCCACATTACCTACTAATTCNCTAGTCTGTACCTGTCCTTGACGTTGTCTACTTACACCGGATAGTTCNCCTATCATCTCTTCTATCTTATTCATAAGACCTATATGGTCTGCTATGACATTAGACATGGTAAGATCCATAGAAGAGAATTGATTATAGGAGGCTGGTTTACCCCCTTCTCTACCTGGTATAGAATTATGTACTATAGTATAATCAGATAATAAAAACAAATGATCGCCATCAGTACTAAACCCATAATACTCTCCAATACCATTATACTCTATATCGAATGTAGTCAGCTTCTCATCAAATACTCTGCGTTTTTTCCAAGCATGTTGTTTTCTACTAATCTTACAAGGTATTTCAAAATCACCATGATATATTCTAACAGAGTATGTAGGTTGTGCTATAGTTAAGCTTTTATTTTTATGTATTTTTATAGTTTGACCAGGTTTAATGGTATATTTACATTTAAATCCCAAACTTCTGGCAATAAATAAAAATTTATCAACTATATGTTTTCTATCTGCACATTGCGTAAATTCATAGTACTTACCATTATTACAAAACGAACCATCTGTATCTATAAGTCCTGCTAATAACTGTAGTCTGTTTTCTTTCGAAGTATATATATAATCCGATGGTATATCTTTATTGCCTTGTCCGTATACCCCTAATTCAACTAAGACATCTTTTATTGGATTAGGTAACATTTTTCCGCCTTTAATAGGATTATCAACATTAGCTAATCTAACAGTTACACTTTTACTTTTATCATTAGGATGTACGGAAAAACGTAAATCATTAGCTATTGCAAAATTTTGTAGATACTCCAGTACTTCAGGATCTGCATTTTCAATAGCAATATCATCAGAAAATCCATCACCTAACCACAACCCTAAAAAGTAAGGATCTAGTTTTAGGATAGAACTCCAGTTATCTATATTGGAAACTCTTTCTAGATAGCAATGTTCTTTTTTCCTAGGACTTTTTGTAAATTCATCATATAACTCTTTAACAGAAGAGACTTTATTGTGTATTTTATTAGTCCAAGTTTCTCTATATTTATGATATACTCTATGTTTTGAGTTTACTATTTGCTCATCAGATCCAACAAAAGGTTTTATTTTATACATATGGTCAATACCACTATGTAATTCTAGTACCTTCCTGGAAATGCCATCAGGACCCATTACAAGATCTCCTAATTGAATATCTTCTATACTCTTAATTGATCCATCAAACATTAGAACTTTTGTACCAGGAGCAAAACACCATCCTTCTTCATAAGGATTAAAGAAATTTACCCCCATAGAAGATAAGTAGTGCAGCCATTTATCTGTAGACACCCCCATAGATTTAGGTATCTGTGTAATATCCATACTTATTACTCTTCCTTTATCTCTAGCTAAAGCTACTTCCAAACGATACCATATTATTAAATACATGTATTGTAAGGGTTTCATAATCTCTACCAATGACTTAGAGCGAGTATTGTCGTTATTGTACACTGCTCCTATGTAAGGTAATTTCTGTGAATTTGGATTATCTATAGAAATATGTTGATTTGGTATCGGAGCTATACCTGCATAGATATCGTCTCCTACTCTATATCCTTCCCATATCTCAGTAACCCAGTCCCATACTATATCTTCTCCTTCAGACTGCTCGTATTCTTCACTTACTACTTCCCTTTGTTCCTCTCCATCCTCATCAAAGTAAGTTAAAAATCCTACTTTAGTAAAAGATTTCCATGTAACGTGATACACGTCTATGGCTTCAGTATCAAACTCATCATTTACATTCTTTGTATCGAAACTCTTCCATACAATTTTATTGAATTCGTTAGCCTTACTTCCGTGAGCATTATTCCCATACTTAGCGAGTAAATCATCTAGTTTACTCTCATCCATAATATCGTACAATCTATCGTATACTGAGGCTATAGACATACGTAATCTACGTACAGCATAATCCCCGTCCTCTATAAACTGTACATCTGGACTATTATCAAAACTAAAGAATAGTGGATTAACACGCTCTAATACAGGTTCCCCATTAAGTACTCCTACATAATGTATTTCCATTCCAGAGATAAGTCCATCTTTGAAACCATGTACAAACTTGCTTTGTATATCTTCTTTTTCACTTAAATATTCTAATGTGTGATATGCTAATGCTTCTGCTATATCTACATAGTCATGCTCCAGATATTTAGCAATATCTTCTACTTGTTGTAAATCCTCATCAGTAACAGGATCTTCTGGGCCACCTTTAGCTGCTATCTCTACAATAGCATTACTAAGAAGTTGCCTATACTTTTGTTGTATTTTACTAGTAGCCTCTTCATTGACTTGGATAACTTTATAGGAATACGGTCTTTTAGTTTCTTCCCCTATTAGTAGATCTATCTTAGGTTTGATAATATTAAAGTTTTGTATACTAGCAGGAAATCCATCCTGTACCCTATACGGGTCTGTAACATATTTGAAATCTGTTTCATCAAATATACTATTGTATAGGTCATAGCATATCTTCATTTTGTCTTTCTTACTTACCCCATATGTAAATGTTGTATCATATTTGGCAATATAATAATCGACATTTTGTTTTCTCCATTCTTCTCCTTTCTGTTTAATAGATAGTTTTTGAATTGGAGGTGAATTTGTCCCTCTTTGTGACTCCATCGTTAACGATTTTAAATTAAATGAACGTTCTTCTTTCCATTATTTCGCCCGAAAAAACAGGTTCCGGAAACAATAAATTCTTACGAGCGAGTTCCTTCTTTTTCTTAACATGCACATGGTGTAATTGCTGTCTATATAACATTAGAACACCAAATGCCATTACGCGATCGAAGTTTCCTTTATCATTATAAGATATTAATTCTTCTATTAAAGCCTCAGAATATAACTTAGTTAAGTTCTTTTTGCCTGGTTCGTACTCTTCTATTAACCAGTCTCTTACGGCTCCTTCTGCCCAGTCTTTGATAGACTGGTTCATATGTATGCCCTTCTTCCTATCTACGGCACTGTCTTTAACTATATCCCTTAGTAAGTCCCCAGGTTGGTCTGCTAATAAGTAAGTACAATGTTTACGCTCGAAGTAAAAGAATAGTCCTTTCTTCTCGTTTTCGTACAACAATGTCGCATTGAAATATAGAAGAAGTTTTCTTACGTTTTCATAGTAGTCATTAGCCGTATCAGGTCTGCCCGTGTACTCTGCTACTACAGTCTCATAATTACCTTCGAATGTTTGAAATCTTTTGTATATAAACGTTGAGCCTAATGAATTGGTACCAGATTTATCAAAGTCGTAGGGATCCGTAGCTCCAATGTACATACCATACGGTGGATTGTCCATAGGATGTTCCCATATAACTATCTGACCTGTAGGATCGTCATTCTTATCTAGTTTGTATTTAACAATATCTTTCTGTTCAGCCTTAGGGGTCTGTTTCCATTTGACTTTACCGTCTACATCGAAATATAATTCCCCTACCTGTTTAAAATTACGTATCTTTTCATGGTTACGTATGTAGGCTAGGTGTCTCTGTAAGTCAGCCTTAGGAAATATGTTTGTACTTATATTCAAACACGCCTCACTTGGAGTACAAGGCTGTTCAGCAATATGTCTATCTATAGCTCTTTTGTCAGATGCGTTATCTATAACTTTCTGCCTTTCTTCCATTATAAACCTCTTGGCAATACGTACATCTGTATTACCGTCTTCGTCCATAAAAGGTTTACCATGGTCTGGGTCCCCTGGATTATTGTACGTACCTTCTAAATTAGCATATTGAGGTACAAAAAATCCACATTTGGTGCCTACAGCATCATCGTCCCATATATTATCAAACTCCATACAACCATAAGCAGAGGGTCTCTCAAATAGTTCTTTAAGGGACTCAAAGTCTGCTCCTTCCACACCTCCAGTACCAAATGCCAAAAGCATCCCGAATACCTGTGAACCTTGTTCTACAGAAGGTTTAGCAATCTGCCAGGCTTTCAATAGATTTGGGAACAGTCCAGCTTCTTCAAATATAATCAACTTACCTGCTTTTCCCCTAGCACGGTCAGGTTCATTTTTTAATGTTACCCCTATTATTTCAGATTTATAACCTAACTCTACCTCTACACCTGTTTTATCTTTCTGAATAAAAGAAGCACGTTTATGCATCTTTTGATTCATTTTTTGACGTTTCTTAAACCATGCAGTATGTTGGTCTATAAAGTCCATACCATCCCAAGCCTTGGTAAGTATACCGTCCTTGGTTAAAAACTCCATTTCGGAGGCTAGTGCGAATCCTTTTGACTCTCTATAGAAGTAGAAGTTCCTATCTAGCATCGAGGCTACTTTATAGCTAAAGCCCTTTCTCCTAGCTTTTAGAACTACCATATGTCTGCCTATATGCTCTGCCTCTTCTATAGATTCAAAGAAGAATCTATCATAGTCGTAGAACCTAGGAAAGTCCCTGTCTTTCATAGAACGTTTTACCTTATTGCCTCTGGCGTCCTCTACTTCAAGTTCTTTAACAAGGTTAATAGGGAAATAATTAAGGTAGAAATAGTAATAACCAGGTATCCTATCCCCGTCTTCAGCTGTATACCCGTTCATACAATACTCTGCCTCCTGTGTCCAATACTTTATATATTCTGTAGTACCTGGAGGAGCAAAAGTATACATCCCATGCCTTTGAAACATGAGAGCAGGCTGCCTAAATTTATTTGAATTCTTTGTTATTTTAAGTCCTAATTCCATACCTTATAGTTCAAATAGGCCTACTTCCATTCCGCCCCTTATTGAATTCTTCTCTAATTGCTCTTTTTGTACTTGCTGTTCTAATTTATCTAAAGACTGTACAAGATTACCTAATTCTTTAGCATTCTTAACTATCTTATCTATATCTTCAGGACCAGCGGTTTTAAAGAATTCATTAATTGATTCTAGAGCTAATTTAGTAGCTCTCAACAAACGTAATGCAGCAGAGTCTTGAAACTCTTCAAATCGTTTTATAGCAGCTTTAACAAATTCGTCAGGTTGCCAATCAGGTTCCTCTTGAAAATAGTCGTTGATTATACGGTCAGCACGTTCTATTTCTGGGTAAGCTTGGTATGGAGATCTATAGTCATATAAGAATACAATGTAGGATATTTCCCTAGCAGCCTTAACTTTATTCTTAGACTTGTCCCTATCCCACAACTTCTTAAATTCGGGTATCCATAACGAAGTTGGATTGAGTACTACTTGTCCATTTTCAATATCGAATAATTTTTTCATTCCTTATAATTTATAGAAATTGTTTATGAATAATTTCATGTTATTTTCGGTTTAGACAACAAAAAAGCCTGGTTATCCCAGGCTACATTTGCTTAACGATATGTCTATAAAAAGGTTACAAAAATAGTTATAATTATTCTATACCTATNATTTTTAATACTTGTTTAAGTTCCTTATTTACATTTATCAATAGTTGGTATTCTATATCCTAATTCTGTCATCGAATTCAGTTTTATATTTATGTATGTAATTCATGAACATTAGGTTGCACATCATATGCCCTATGTGAGATTCTCCGGACTCTGGGTCTATATCTTCCCCTTCCATAAATGCAAATAAGTGGCGTAAAAGAGATTCGGATATTTCAGTCATAGGGAGTCCTTTTTTCCAATTATTTGGAGAGTACTTATTGGCTCCATACATTAATACTTTTACAAGTTCTTCCATTGAAGGCCAGTGAATGTAGGACCACTTAAGTTTGCCATTATTGTACCTGTCCGCTTGATTCTTTAGTACCTGTTTTTGCATTTTCTTCCTCCTTCCTTTGCATATTAGCCTCGTCTAGTTCGGCTTGCAGCTCTGACGATAGCCTGTTTGCTTTAACTAAAGCAGTCTTCATATTAGAGGCTACTTCTATTATTCTATCTAATTTATGTAGACTATTTTCTAAATATTCATTAGAAGATTCTAATTCTAGGTCAATGCGTTTTGTACAATCTGTCATGCTTAACGAAGTATTTTTATAAAAGTCTGAGAGCCTGCCTTTCTCATCGTAATACTTAGAAATATAAATAGAACCTAGTATAGCGGCAAAACTACCGTGTGTATCAGTATTAAGGAAATCTCGTTTATAGTATACGATTTCTTTTTCCTTATTGCGCTTTTTGTTTGAGGTTGAAATATCCCTCAGTATCCTGTTTTGTCCCATTACGTTTTCTTTTGAAGTTTACTTTTGGACGTGACCTCAGATTTAGAATACCCCAGGTACTCTTGTCCAACTTTATCAGATTTATCGTACTCATCTCCCGCTAATTTAGGTACAAATGCTGCTAAATATCTTATCCTTATAGGTCTCCAATCTTCGTCTGCAGACATACGTTCACGTGCAAACTTTAAAGGGTAGTCAGCGACTAATCTCACTACCCTTGGATCAAGTTTAGTTTGTTGTGACAGCTTTTTTACTAGCTCGTCTTTTATTGCCATTACGCCTACGTTTAGGTTTATGTTCTTTTACTAGAACTTCTTCTACCTGTACTTCAGCCTGTTCAGCGGCTGGTTTACGTTTCTGTTCACTAGTTTGCTTAACTTGTTTAGCTTTACTGATACCAAACTTTTCCTTAAGCCATTTATTTATTCCAAACATAATTATTAATTTTCTAAGTCTAATACAAATACTATTTCTACTATTCCTGATGTCTCTTTTGGCATGAACATTGGGTTAATATAATAACCTGTTGTTTTGTCCCCTACTAGTATACCTTTACGTTTAAATAATGAAGTATATTTAGTTAAATTGGTTTTATTTACCCTAGTCTCCTGCATCAAAGCTCTCCTATTGTCTGTACTTAGTACATTCTTAATNTCGTTCTCTGTTACAGGTTTCCAATTAGCGTCTATACTCATTAATATACCCAGTACTTCTTTTTCACGCTCAGATAATTCTAGTAAGCCATTCAACACTCTCAGGAATTCTTTATATAAGTTCTTCTTGCTTATTTTCTTCCCGTATCGTGTTTTCATTATTAATCTCCTCTATCTCAGCTTTTACTTCTTCAGGTAACTCTGCTTCTTCTACTTCTGGTTTGTCAGGTTCATTAGAAGAATGCTCTGCTTTCAATACGGCACTAGGTCCTTTCTTCATAGGATTTCCGTCTATGTCTACTAATGCAGATTCCTCACCTTTTGTAAAATACATCTCCAACACAGCTTTACATTGTGGACATGCTAGTGCTAATTTATGTTTATTTGTAGCATATAAATCAAATCTTACACCACCAGTGATACCTTCTTCTACAACATGTTCATGTTTACATGAGTGACACTTAAACATTAAATTAGCTACTTTATATATCTCCAAAGCCTCTTCCATTTTTGGAGTTACTTCATTTACTTTTGCTTTTTTAGCCATATTATTCAACTTTACCTAGTGTCCATTCCAACATGTAAGCCATATTATCTAACATGTGAATATACTTACTAGCATATTTATAATCTATAGATTTTAGTATATCTCTGTCTGAATATATAGAAGATAGTTTAGCTTCAATTTCTTCCCTAGTCTTAAGTTTAAAAATTTCTTCCCTAGTCTTAAGTTTAAATGGACCTTCTTCTATACTTTGTTCAGGTTCCTTTTCAACTACGTANTCAAAAGTATCTAGATTATCTGATATCCACGCTTTATTAACTGTGAGTGTAGTAGAAGAGCTTACTGTATAATTCTCAAGTACATCGTCATTACCATAACGAAATGTAATATACCCATCTTCCCCTAATTCAAACTCTTTACCTGCTTTATAACCTAACCAATCTTTTTTAAGCCTTACTTTCATTTTTTCTAAGTTTTTCATAATAACTAGTTATTTTTAATTCAAGTATGTCCTTTATCTCCTCCAAGTGCCATATGATAGACTCTTGTTCTTTATAGGGAGTACGTATATTTATCCCACCTGGGGTATCGTCCTGCTCTATTCTAGTGACATACTCTTGACTCTCCATATCTTTAGAGAAAGATATACTGTATTTTCTAGCTTTAATCATATTATTAATTGTCTAACTCTACTCCAATCAGTACCTTCCATAGAGTCTATTATAGCATTATACATCTCATTCTCCCATTCGTAACTACCTACAGGGTACGCTATGACTTTAGCTGCTAGTCTAGCTACATTACATTCTTTAGGTATCTCTATTTCATCCCCTAGATACTTAAAACTCTTTGTAGGCAATTTAAATACTACATCAGCTATAAACTCCTTCTCCCCATATACCCTGAGGTCAACGTTACGATTTCTTAACATATTAAATAATATTAGAAGAATCTAATGTTCCTATCCCATTTTGTAATCTCTGTGCCGTCTGCAAAAGTAGATTTGTCTACCGTGATTTTTTCACGTTTAACCTCTTTCACTTTAACAGTATTACGTTTCTCATACTCCTTAGCTTTACGTTTAGCAAATTGGTCTAAAGATTCGTACCAACGTTTCTCAGCAATATCAACTTCACATGTATATTCAGCTGGAGTCTTAACTAACTCACGTGGTTTATTTTCAGTTGTCTCATATACATCATACCAGTACTTATTTACAGTAGGTTTGAAGTATTCAACTGAACCTACGTACCTAGGTTTAACGGCAGTAGATTGATACTCTGCTAAACCATGAAGTATGTCTTTTTGTTCCCTAGAAAGGTATTTGTTAGCCTCAATCTGTGTGTCAGAGAAGCTGTAATCACCGTATTGTGATTTAAATGTGTATGTAGCCATAAATTAAATATTTAATTCTATTGATGTACGTTTAAAATGAGCACATGAGTTTGCAGGGCCTACCCTAAATGGGAATATAGGGTTCAACGTACACTCCATTACCCCTATATCTGTATTATCTTCAACATATACGCATTTAGCACATACATTGTTAGGGGAGTCTACAAATTTCATTTTACCCTTAATAAAGTTAACTACATCAGCATTATCCAGGTTATCGCCTGTATTAACTAGTGTAGAATTANCGCCATAGTCGTCTACCCTATCATCCACATAATGGTGTGTCATATAATAATAACTATTAGTTAAATATACTACCTTATACGTATAAAAACAAAAAAGGTTACACTTTTTGTATAACCTTTACATAAATAAAATAAGCTGTATNAACTATTATAGGGTAGGTGTGTACGGTGCGGTGCCTATAAAGCTAATACAGCTTAGTATGTGAACCTTAACTTGGTTGCAGTAGTTAAGTATTATTTTAACCCCTTTGGCCTATTCTTCTTTAGCCACTTACGTAAGTGAGTTAAAAATGCAATGTCTTTGCCTGTTAATTGTTTAGTTTGTCTCCCCATTGTCAACAGCAGGTATTATGTTGTCAATTGAACCATCTGTATTGTGTATGACTATATTGTACCTGTCATAGTTATGGTCAGTACGTAAGTCATTAACTAGTAATTCCCTACTGATGTTTACGTACAAACTAATTGAATTGTTACAATGTGTAGCCCTAAATTTATTGTCTTTAGAAGGGTATATGTGTAAATCCATAGCTTTCATATAATAGGTAATAGCTAAGCACTGCAATTAACTGTAGTTGAGCTGCTGTATATGTATACAAACAATTAAAGGCTTATTTAAGGTCCATAAGTTTGTATAGTTTGTAATAAAACATACCATACCCCCTAGAGCTGCTGTTTTTGCTGCCCTTTGACCTATTCAATCATACATTTCGCTAGTACCGTTCGTTGCTATAAAGCTTTACACCTCCACAGCTACACATCCATGTAGTACTGCCTACTAACTTATAATATGACCATTTTCGTTACTGTCGGGGATAACCTCACTACTATTTGTAGCTACTAACCCAACGTCTGGCCCTAGTGCTGATATTGGCATATGCATATAGGGCGGGTAATGTAACATGGGTATGTACGGGATAGTTACAAAAAGGTTACGTTTTATGTGGATTATTTTCAAATTTTTTTAATAAAATTTTTTTGGTGTATGTAAGNTGGATATGTCGCTCATTATTTCAAATTTTACCCCCCCC